TGTTTACAATAGATCAGTGTTCGTAAAACTCGTCTACCTCATCATAATCTTCCGTATGTTCCATCCACGCTTTCTTGAGGTTCTTTAGTGGACGACGGTCACGCATTTCAGAGGCGGCACGTTCAAGGCGATTACTGCCGCCATATCGCTTATCTTCCTCAAATAGTTCAATATACAATGGATCAATCTTCTGATTAACAGTCTTGCGAGTTTTCATTTCACATCACCCTTATTATTCTGGCAATAGTCCAGGAAATGCCTCATTGGCCAGCTTGGCGGTCAAATGAGGAATCTTTAGATCCTTTTTAATCATATTGGCATAAACCTCTGCTTCATTCTTCTCTAGTGATTCCAATATCTGGATTAGCAACTGTTCTTTACGTTGCATAGTTAGATTAGGTGATACCTTTGGATGACCTTCCATAAACAGATACACCTTGCTCAAGGCATCTGTCATGTGATTATAGGCGAAACCAACTGGTGTTTGTACCGATTTGTAGGTTGGCACTTTCTTGATGACAAACTGAACCTGTGGATGTAACGCTCCCATAATAACATTCTTTAGTGCCCAGGAATCGTTGTTACGAAGGACAGCTAGTCGTTCCTCTTTTGTCTTTGCCTTCTTAAACTCGTCAAAGACTTCATAGATATGTTTGTTGCTACTCATAATGTTTCCTTAAAAGTCACCGATTGATTCGATCATTGCCTTGAGGTTCTTCTTGATAAAGTAATCAAGCATCTTCTGTTTTGTAGCGGGCTTTGAACCATCAAATGCCTCTACAATCTTTTGTTGAACCTCAGTAGGGATATAGTCAAAATCAACCAAAGTTTGATTACGCTTAAAGCCACGAAGCATAGTATCATTGGTACAGAAAGTCTCCGCATCCTGTGATAGCCACTCCTGTAGACGCTTGCTATTTATAACCTTCTGGCGTTCACCGGCGGCGAAAGTGTTATCAGCCGACAGGAAGTTAGGCACGCCGTCACCACGATCACCTTTGATGATATGTTCTTTGATGAACATCTTTGGGTTATCAATCTTGATGAAACGCTTTAGAATAGGTGAATACTGCGTTACATTAGGATATTTTTGTAGCTGACCAAAGTCCTTGTCAGACGACAGAATGAGGATATTACCATGAGGTGCCAGTCTAGCAGTTAGAACGGCAATCACATCATCGGCCTCGGCACCATATGCATCGATCACCTTATAAGGGAAGAACTCTTTTAGTTCGTCTCTAATCTTATTGAGAGTGTCAAAGATCATGCCCCAATCAAGACCAGAGGCCTCACGGTCATGCTTGCGCTGGCTCTTATAGAATGGAAAGAAGTCACGACGCCAATAGTGTTTGTTATCGCAACAAAGCACCACATTAGGATACTTTGCTTTGAACTGCTTCACATTGGAACGGATTGTATTGATACACATATGGCGGACTAGATCCTCACTTATCACATTGTCCTTAGCAACATGCTTGAGGTGCTGCATTAGGTTAGAGATAAGAACCTGATTGAGGTCTATAAGCATATAAGACATTATATATTCCTTTATTGTGATACTTGTATTATATCACTCACTATCACCGTTGTCAAGTTTTTCTTTAGCAACCTCTTCAATCATGGCTGCAATTCTTTCAGCTAACTGTTCCTTGGTTAAGCCCTCACTGTTTTCAAGGAGTTTAACATTGTCATCGATAAAGTCATGTAGGTGATGATCAAGACCAAGGGAACGATATACAGCCGCACGTAACGCATCCACGACCAATACAAAGTCTTTAGCAAAGACCTTATCAGCCACTTCAATGTTATAGTTATCCAGTTCTGTTAGCAAGAAACCAGAAAGTTCATCGACAACCGAATCCGCAAACTTTTGATCAGCTTTGGCTTGTCGTGATATCAATACTTCCGCAGGTACGTCTCTGACGACCTTGTGTTTGGGGAACTCGATTACTTTCTCGGTCATTTTTTGTCCTTGTTCTTAAATTCTTGGAAGATAGAGAATAGCACGATATACCATGTGGCTACACCAACTATCATACCAAGATATATAAACGTCCAACCAAAAGCCTCTCCGTTCATTTAAGCACCCTCAATAGTATTGTTTCAGCATTGATACGTCCAGTTGCCTTACTCTCTTTAGTAGTTAGGCATTTCATAATGTTTCGCAAGTCAACCTTGCCTGCCTTTAGAACTTGATTGACTTGTTCTTCTGGCTTTCTTAGCTTCTTTGTGATCGAAGCATCTGTATCAAATCCGATAATCGTAGTCCCTCTGACCGAAAGGCCTGAATGACCCACGGCATGATAAACAGAAAGATTACGAGTTTTGTGATTGAACACCCAAAGTTGCGAAGCACCGATGATTCCTTTCGGGTCTATACTGGTTAGATTATCAGCAGAGGTACAATAGTTCATCTTAGAAACTAGAACACCAGCAGGCTTAACCTTCTTCTTACGTGGCTTGCGAACAGCCTGACCAGCAGAATGTAGTTCTGTCATATGGTCAATTATTCGCTTGATGAAAAGCCCCATGATCTTAAGAACCGGCTTACGCCACTTCTTATACGCTTCCACAAGGTCGGCGTCTTTACCGGCTTGGGCTTCGGTGATTTCTTCGTATTGAGGACGGAAGTGTTCTGCAATCCTCGTCGCAATTTGCGGTTTAATTCCCTTCTCAAGGGACCACTTCTTAACATCAAACTGTACCACTCCTTCTTGGAAGAAAACGTCTAAAGTTTCTTCAAGTTCGCCAATAAGATCGGACGCCTTCGCATTAATGCGGTCTTGAATTGATACGACTTTGGTAACAGGTTCTTCCGTAGCTTCCTGCGTTTCCACAATGTCTTTCGTGAGGTCTTTAATCTTGATTTCAATCTTCTCCCACGTACCGCTTGGAAGAGTGCTTCCATTGAGTAGGAGTCTACAGTTCCATCCGATATTGTGGAGGTCGATTGCCTTAACCGACGATAGCTTTCTAATAGTATGTTTGTCATATTTGATAAACTTTAGGTAGGATATCGTGAAAGACTTGGCATCTTCACTCGTGTAAAAGTAATTGAACCAGTTATAGGCCATGGCCAATTCAGATTGAGTTGCGTTCTCGGTGACAGAAGGTTCTGACCCAAGGTACTTTTCATCCGCAAACTGTGGGCGTCTTACGGTTGCGCTTTTCACTTTCTTTTCCTTTGTCATAGTTTCCTCAGGATGATATTAGACATTATACTAATATTCCCGCCAAACATCAAGACATATTTTAGGTCTTCCGGCTTGGTAAGGATTTCATACTTACCTACTTGTTCTAACAAGACTTTCAGATATAGGCGTAACATTTCCTTTGATTGAGCAAGGGCAATACAGACATGTGTTCCGTGCCCCCAAGCCAAATGTTTCGTCTTATCCGTCCTTTGGATAAGGAACTCATCAGGTTTATACCATCTATCTGGATCACGATTAGCAGACTCCAAACATATAGCAACTCTATCACCAGGTTTCAAGAATGTATCATGTAGTATAACGTTCTCTGTAACAGTTCTGGTAAATCTACCAACAGCGGCCCGAAAGCGAAGTGACTCATTAACGGCCTGTGGTATAAGTGATCTATCGTTTAGAACCTCATCTAACTTGTTTTCATAGAATAGATCCAATGTTAGATACTGCAAGGCACCACCAGTAGAACCAGGCCCTGTCATCATTGGACCTAGTATCAGAGCAGGTACATGTAATCGTTTTGGATTGTTATTGATGTATTCGTTGAACACTCCAGGACCTGATGATGCTCTCATATTAGCACGAGCAAATAATGGTCTAAACTTTTCGTCTGCGTTTGGGTCTGGATGTTCCACTGATACAAGCGGGTGGTGCCTGTGTGTATGTAGTGTTAGTTGGTTGGCTTCTTCTTTGTCTAATGGTGAGTTTAGCATTTCAGTTGAGAACCAGGCACTCAATTCTTCTGTCACTTCTGAAATGTTAATGATATCTTTGTTTGATAGTAGTTCGTTTGCCTTTTCAGTAAAGGAGTCCGAAAGCCTTTTCATATGTTCTTTACCAAAGGCTGGCAGAACAATGTCCTTATACTCTTTATGTGTCGGGTTGTCGCTGGCACCTAGAGTTTTGCCAAACCTTTCACCACTTTCAATAAGCAAGTTGCCTTTGGCTGATGAAAAGATTTTAGGATTGTTTAGCACATAGAACACATCATCATATCGGGTGATGACATACACGCCATACTTTTCACACCAGTAGGCCTTATCTCTTGCTCTAAGGTCCTTATAGATTTCGAACCTGTTAAGTAGCCACTCGTTAGAGTGTGGATCATAGGACATTATTTGCTCTTATGCTCTGCCCAAAGTTTGTATAACTCTTTCTCTCTTTCGATAGCTTCTTTTTCCCATGGTAGGTTTTTGTAACCAACCAGGTTCTCGTTATACATTACTTTGTTCCACATTTGATAGTTACCCGAACACATATCAACTAACTCTTTACGGGCATACTGCTTAACATGGACTAACTCGTGTGCCAATGTTCTTAGTAGATAGACAGGGCCAAGATCGGCTTCTATCTCTACCTCAAACTCTCTATGATTATGGTTTTTGGCATCGATATCAGTCCATGTGGCCATTCCGAAACACTTGGTGTTTTTGTAGAAGTTCTTACGTAGTCTGACCTTCACAAGGACATTCTTACTAAGGCGGCGACCTAGAAGTTGATCACAAAAGAATAGAGACGCCTCTTTGATTTCACGCTTTTCCATCTTTTTAGCTGATCCGTATATTCTGATCTGCGCCATTTTCCCTCTCAGGTAAAGATGTGACTGTAATCCTTAAAATCACTAATCACACAAATTCCATCCTCCGTATATCCTACATCATTCTCTATATTCTCGGCGAAGTCAAGAGCCTCGTTTAGAGTATAGAAGACCTCGGATTCACCGAATGTGGAGACAATCGCTGGAATGTCTCCATTATATTTAGCGGTTTTGTCATTCCACTCACCATAGATGTTATCGATGGCGGTGGCATGAGAGACCCGGTATTCCGGGCCTTTCTCTGTTTCTGTTAGGAAAATGTAGATACCATTATCGGCTGACATTATTCTTCATCCTCATCATCGGCAAAGAAGGTATGGACGACCAGCTTAATGAACCAGTGAACCATGAAAGGACCCCATAGAGGTGCGAGAACCTCTAACCAAGTCCAAGTTTCAAGATGCCCAGTCAATCGTAGACCGATGAACAAAAGAGCAAGACCATCCATAAAGTTAATCGGAGCCTGGGAAGCACCGAGATTGATCACACGAACATTCTGCATTTTGTTGTCCTCATCCTTTGTTCTACCGGGTAAGTTAATAGGCATTTACTTCTTCTTTCCTTTGAGACGGCGGGCTTTACGCTTAGTTGAACCAATCTTACGACGACCTTTTCGAGGTCGGTTCTTATGTGGGTGGGCCATATATCACTCCTTCAATAGTTGTTTCACTGAATCAATACGGAATGATCGCCAACCACCTGCATCGATATCCCATACGGCTTGGACATTATCATTCAACTGACGACCGGTCTTTGGAACTTGTCCGTCATACTCTGATAGCATAGCAGGCTCCACTTGTGGAACATATAGGTCGGAAAGTGTGGCTCGCATAGTGCGTTCCGTTCCGTCGGTCTTTTCAAACACAACGGTAACAACTCCATTCTTTAAATCCTCACGCAAAGCAAACTTATCAATCATCATGCTCTTCCTCTTCCAAATCATAATCTTCTTCCCATGCATATTCACCATATGCATCTTCATAGATATATACTTCGCAGGACCAATCTTCTTCTACCAATTCAAGCATGGTAGTTTCGGTTTCTCCATCAGAGACCTTATTTTCACGCAACCACTTGTCGGTCATTTCGTATGCCTCTTGTTCAGTAACATACGTTCCTATTCTAACTGTTCCTAACTGTGCAGATTCTAACTCGGATACCCACATGATTTGTTTTCCTCATTTAGCAACTTTTCTAACTCATTATAACCGCCGATGAACGCCTTGTCAACTGTTATTATAGGAAAAGTTCTCGCATCCGGGAACATTTCCAGAATGGTGTCACGGTCAAAGTCCTTGCCTAACTTATAGACAACATGATCCTTTGCCTTGAGTTTTAATAGGGTGATTGCTTTGTCGCAGAATACACATTGATCTTTTGAATACACTGTAATCATTATAACCTCATTTAGATTAGAAAGCTGTGACAGGTGGTAAATGCTCCATCGGAGATTTTGGATTTGGCTTGCGTGGGCAGCAAAGTTCGATTGTTATATTGTTAGGGTCAATATCAAAGATACTACGATACTTGTGTTTCTTTTCCATCTTATGTGGTGTTATCATAACACCTAATACCATCAATGTCAAGATAAGATGTTTCACTTCTTCACATAAGATGTTTCACTTCTTCACATGGGACTTTCTTACTCTGACCATAATCCACGAGTTGTAATACGCTTCCGATAGCAGCGCATCCCTGTCAAACTGCTCCTTCGCTTCATAATACGACGCTTCGCCTTTGCTCTTACATAGACGGATGATTTCTCGGGTGAACTTCTCCTTACCGAAGATTTCCACATGTTGTAAAAGTTCTTTATTGCTGCCATAGTAATCCAGCCAATCGGAGTCAATCTGTTTCTTTACTCGTTTGCCTTTCTTCTTGGCTGAACGAGTAAACTTGAACAGTTTCTTTCCAATATACTTTCGACCTGTTGGAACACAGGTGATAACATAGACGAAGGCTTGATAGCCTTCTGGTACTTCTGTAAATGGTTCGTTTTGATAGGTCCACATAGACCTATATATTATTCTTCGTAGTCACTCAATTCAGGTGGATACTTTTCATTATAGGCTTCATCAAACGACGGATCGATGTTTAGATAACCGTCGATGCCCTTAACTTCAAACTCCTCTAGAACCTCTAATAGTATATCATACATTGCTTGCCTATTCTCAGCATCAATGTCACTCTCTGATAAAAGTTCTATAAACTGTCCAAATATGGCTGCTCGTTCTCCGGCCATTACTGTTTGTCCTTTCTAAAGTAAGACATATAGGCTTGGAACGATTCAACCATCATTTTGTATCCAATATTGGACACTACCATAAAATTTCTATACCACTCATAAGAGGTACTCCTAGCCAGTATGTCTGGGTTTTTTTCTTTCTTCTTTCGTTTATGCTTCTTCTGTAATAGTGCCTTATCATTTATCATCATCTCAAAATATTGTATTCTCTTTTCATTCATTTGCTGACAAGAAAGCAAGTAAGGATCAGGACCCATCACCTTTCTTGCCTTTCTCATCTTCTTTGCTATGTGTCTAGCAACATGCAACTGTTCATGTAAGATTTCATCCAGTTCATTCATAAAATTTCCATAGTGAACAATGCACGAGTGTATAGTTCTGGATCATATGGAATCTTCTGTCTAGAAAAGACAACAAACCCCATGTCACCAGGTTTCATTACCTCACGCATGGACGTGCCTGTGGTCCATACATCATCGACCACAAGACGAATTGGATTCTTTGGATTAACATACTTCTGTAAAGCATTGGCTAGCTTAGTGCCGCCTCTTGGAATGCCATAGACAGAACCAAACTGGGTCTTTTCACTAATCATCTTAGCAAGACATTCCCAATCTTCGTCTGTGAGTGCGTCACATTCAATCTTCCATTCTAGTTCATTACCAGCATGGGAGATAAAGTTGCCAAGTTGAAATAGGTTCATGGTACAATCCTAATAGTTGTGTCTGAATCCTGCTTTACAATGCTATAAAGAGTAGCAGCATTGCTTGGAGAAAGGCGAACGCAGCCGTGAGAAGCGGGTCGACCCAAAGCACCAACATGAGGAGTAGCGTGAATTGCATAACCACCGCTAAAAAAGATAGAATGAGGCATCGGGGCATTGTCATATTTCTTTGAATAGTGCATTAGTTGAAGGTAATAAGGATGGAAAGTACCAGTGGGAGTATAATAACCTTTGCGGGCGGTTGAGACTCGCCACTGATACGAGCCATAATCACTATCAACCTGCATCAACTGGTGAGACTTACTAATAGTGATATTAGTTTCGGCGAACGCTGGCATGGAAGCCAGCATCGCCATCATTACGATAATCTTTCTCATATCTCACAACCTCCTGCGGTACATGCTAATGTTTGGACACCTTCAACGTTGTCATCCATTTCAACCAATGTGTCCCAATCAAGATGTTCTGGAATTGTTGGTAGCATTGCTTCATACAAGTCTTGTGTGATTTCCTCGTATGGAGCCTGACGATATGAACCACCATCATGAGGCAAGAATGATACACCAGACATTTCGTCAAAGTGATCATACACCCACGCACCAACTTTCATCCATTCATTTTCTTTGACGTTGATTGTAACTGATGGCTTATGTTCGCACCAGGCTTCCTGATAGATAGCCCATAGTTCAAGATGCTTGATAGCGTCAATATCGTCTCTTACAACTGCGCCCTTTGGTGCTTTCATTGGGAAAGAGAACACTGTTGTGGAGTCAGGCTTCATAACGTCTGGTTCCCATGGCACACCCTTGTCCTTCATGAATTGGGTGAGAGGATCTTTGTTATCAGCACGGACACGACGGATATAATAATTGGCATGGCGAGGATGAATGCCAGAAGCGGAGTCACAGAGTTGTGAGACTGTTCCTGATGGTTTAACACAGGTGATTGCGGCTGCTGCGTTGATGCCGAGTGTGTTGGCGAGGTTAGCATTGGTGTTGATCGCATGATCACGGAGTTCATTTAGTCTCTCCTTTATATTCTTATCTTCTGGATTGTTAAACAACTTGGAGTCATAGATGCCTGTAAGAGAAACACCAAGTAGTCTTTCTTCTTCGGCATTCTTAACCCAAATCTTTCTTAGATACGGGAAATCAGTGAGAGTAGATTGGAAAGTACCGAGAATAGTAGCAATCTCAATCTTCTCCTTAATCTGTTCAATAGTGTCTGTGGCTCGGATAACCACCTCTGTGAGATTACAAAATCCATATGGTCTAAGGATGATTTCAGAACACGGGTTTGTGCCGAATAACTGATCATGATTGCGTCTTCCGTTTCTTTTGGCAATTTTCTGACATGCTTCACGACTAAATAATCCTCTCTCTCCTGATTTGCTTTCGTATAGTGAAACCCATTCCTGCATGAATGTGCCGACTTCTGGCTTCTCATTATACACAGCACTATTGTTTGATAGGGCTCGCTGTGGATTTGCTTCCCACCAAGCACCTGCTTTAGCATGACGCATACGGTCATCTGATAAGTTAGATAGGCTGATCATTGCGGAGCGACGAACGCCTCCGACTACTACGACCTCGCCTATCTTACACATGATGTCATGGCACTCAAGGGATGTGAGGCGTCGACCATGTGCGTTCTTAAACATCTTAACAACAAACTTAAACAATTCTGAAAGCGGGCCAGGACCTGACGAACGACCACCAAATGTCTTTAGAGGAGCACCTGCTGGTCGAACCTTTGTCAGATCCCACTTGGGAATCTCACCCGTGTATAGCAATGCGATAAGCATACGCAAAGCCTTGGCCCATCCTTCCTTACTATCACGGACAGATATGATAGTTTCAGAATCAAACATCTTCTCTGGAATCTCTGGTAGTTGATTGATGAACTGACGTTCAACAGAGAATCCAACACCAGTACCACATAGAAGAATAAACATGGCTTCGTCAAAAGCCTTTGGATCATCGATAGGTAGGAATGAACAGTTATAACCACAAGTGTTATCACGGTTCAACGCAAGGCCCGATGTCATCAAGGCTCGCATAGATGGCATGACCTTCATGTCATGGATATGATCAAATAGTCTCTTACGGAGATCAGGTGTTATATCATAACTATGTTTTGTATGCAGGTGCATATACATAAAGTCAAGATAACGATTGATAGTCTCTTCCCAATTCTCACGGCGATTTTGTTCTGGCAGATAGCGTGAGTATCTGCTCTTATAGATAAATTCCTGATATAAACTGTCCATTATTCTTCCTCGTTGTCTGTAACGTATAGTTCCCAAAGGTTTTCATACAAAACCTTTTCAAATTCTTCACCAAGTGGTTGTTGTGCTTTCAATAGTTTTTCATATAATTCTTGTAGTTCGTCATTCATGACCAAAACTTCCACCACCATGACTTAGGTTCTTCTTCCGACTTATTCACAGGAACACCATGAAACCAAGGCTCTGGATACCAATACTCTTTCAATGACGGGAAGTGTTTTAGAATCTCTTCCTGTGCAGCAAGAGCAACCTGACGGTGTTCTTTCTGTGTGCCTGCTTCGGCTCTAACGTCAATGTAATGAATCCAAGAACGAAGCGTCCCTGACATATATAGACGGGTTGTGGTTAGACCTTCTGGTAGAATTGCTCTGGCTTGTTCTTTGGCAATGCCTTTTTCAATAGCCCAATTATAGTTGACACGCATACGACTTGCCAGATTACGCTGAATCTCTGACCAATCTTTCTCCAGCCTTTCATCATCCGTCTCAATACTATTCTGACGGTTCTTAGCGTCCTGTAGTCTTGCTTCTCTCGTTACAAACGACATGTCCTTAGTAGGATCGGCATAACGCTGGCTAAACTCTTGGAATGAGAACGAACGATGGCGAATGATCTGGTGTGAGATATCACGAGTTGTATTGATTTCCATTGTGATAGAAACCATTTCAAAAGGTGACCAATGCTTATGTTCGATTAGATACTTTAGGAGTTTTTCTGATGTTAGTGTGTTATGCTGATTGGATGGATTTGATACTCGTGCGGTGTATGCGATAAACTCATTGGGTGTCATATAGACAGGATTATTAGCCAAATCTTTATACGATTCAATAAGCGGCTGTGTTACTGCAATAATCTTAGCGTTGTTCATTTGTTACTCTTTCCATTATTAAACGATTCTTTTTCAACAATCCATAACTTCTTCTGCTCATAGTTATGATAATATTCTAGGACATGATCTATAGCAGCCAGAAACTCGACATCAACCCATTTCTCTCCACCTTCGTCCGGAAGAGGATCAGCATTGAGACGATACGCCTCCTTTAGAGAAGCAATGACAATAGCATCAGTTTGGTCATGGTCTAGTTCAATATTGTATTTCATTATCTTTCTCACCAGTTCTCTGTCACAAACTGTTTGTCCCAACAATGAGCATATCGATCATTGTGAAACACTAGAACTATCCCGTCATACATGAAGCAGTAGTTCATCACTCACCTTTTGGTTCTGGGAACATTTCTTTCGCTTGTTCGTAAGCCTTATCTACCAGATGATTTTTTTCTATAACATAGTTACTTGCTACATACCAAAGTTGTTTTTCAACAATGATCTTACCGTTCTTTATTAGCTTCTCAGGAATAGCCGAAGAACTGCAACTATGTCTCCAAGCGCTTTCTGCTTGGATAAGAATATCATACCAGTTGTATGATGGTGGAACGTTCTCTGCTCTACCATTCGAAAGAATAATCACATATACATCGTCAGTCATTTCTATCTCCTCCACGTTGACCTCCTCTATATTTGTCTGGCCATCAGAAAATATCCTTTACGTCTTTGAGACCCTCAAGGTATTCATCAAATATCTTTACCATATCTTCCTTAACCAACTCTCGGCACTTCTTTATGATAAGAAGATATTCATTTTGAACCTTATCATGCGAGAGTTCAACATAGTCCGTAGCAATGAAATTGACTAGTTGTTCATACTTACGAAGACGCTCGATTTCATCAGCGGCTTCTTCAGAAGTTTGCTGATCGTATCCATTGAAAAAGCATGGTTCACGCAGTCGCTTCACAATATCTTCACTCATTCCAAGAAACTCCCTATGTCTGGCGTTACCAAATCTAAACAAGGAACATAGAACTTCGCATACGTCTTATCTACATATCCTATAACTTTAGGTTCTATACCTCTTCTCCACCCGATCCACTCGTCTGCGGAAGTATTATAGTATATCGCTTTGTAAAAACAATCATTCATTTCGTTATTGAAATAGTATGTGTAATAGTATCCAGATCGGTTAGGTTTGGCATCAGGATACTTACTCCACGTATAGGTCATCAGTCTTTCGCCTTCATCCTCAAGAAAGTGGTGACAGCCTTTTCTTCACACGGTTCACTTATATATGATAGTATCGCACCATGCCTCATCATCAGACCATTGAATTTGCGATACTCTTCATAGAAATGCTCGTATTCATCTTTATGAACCCATTCCTCTGTGGTCTCTGAAAACATTCGGATACACCTATAATCTGTCAGGTCAAGTTTTTCGTTATTCTTAGCGAATGTTAACTCTGCCATATCCGAATCTTCACACTTTCGCCTTATCATAACATACTCCGATTCTGCTTTATTCTTGGTCATGTGTAGGCTCCTTTCCACTAAAAATATACACAATGCTTCGTCATTAGTCAAGAACCTCTAGAATACGCTGGCGCTTTTCTTCAAACTGTTGACAGGTCATCTGAAACAGTTTTTCAAGAGCATCTAGTTTAGATTGAGTTTCTGCTTGATTACGCAAGGCTTCGTCACGCTCTTTAGCCACATGCTTCAATGTAGCGTAATGGCCATTACGCTCTGAAATGGCGGCATCGAGGTCGGCTTCGGCTTTGTCAGCCCGCAAAGCATCGGGGCGACTACGCCACTCTACGACTTCCTTTGTCAGCATCTCACATCGCTCATTGGCTACGGCAAGGTCGGTACGGAGGCGGGTGATTTCGTCGGCAACTTTCTCAGACACGTAATGCCCCGTCTTGTCTATGTCTACGACGACTAGTCCATGTGGACCAAGGCGTTCCCGTAATTTTTCGACTTCCTCATTAGCGGCATCGAGGTCGGCACGAAGTTTCTTTACAAGTTTCTCTATTTGAACTACTGAGTCTGTAATCGATCCGTCATTAGGTGCTCCCATTAGTTCAGCATTGACTGAAATCAAATCAGTGTAATGCTTCTTAAACTCATTGGCTGCGGCGAGTTCGGCACGAAGCCGCAGATTTTCCTCATATACGCTTTCTCTTACTTGCTTCAATTGCTGCTGATGAATGTCATTCATCACTGTTCCCCCATAATCCAAACATATCCATCACTATTAAGATCAGAAATACACAGCCAAAAACAACATAACATTTGACAAACTGTTCTTCGCTCATTAATTGTCTCACAATTTAACTTTTATTCCCAAAAGTTCTTTTGCATGTTCAATTGCTTCTTCAATTGCTTCTTCAATTGCTTCTGAGTATGCAAGCTTGCGTTCATCAGATTCTTTATTTTTAATAAGAGTTAAGACAAAAAGAATCTTCTTTAGCTTATTTGTTTCTTCATCGGTCATGTTTTTCTCCTCATAATTTATGAAACTCTTTTTTAAAAAGAGTAATGTCAGGACTAATCTCTATCATAAAATCTTCTTCAAAATACCATGGGCAATAATTTTCTTTTTGTTCGTTTGAAGAACAGTCAAAATATTCCTGAAATCTTTCTTTCCATACGTTTCTGTCGTTCAGATCTCGACCATAACTGATAGTGAACATACTTTGATTGTTATATGTTTTATTAGGTGTTATGACATTGAATCTTGTAGGTATACTCATATTCTACTCCATTGGTTCAGTTTCATTGTAGCCATAATTCCTTCATGCGTATTTCTATCTATGATATGCTGAATCTCACTCGGATGCATATTGACCAGAACCATTTCGTTGATGTCCTTCTCTTTGATATAGGAAGGCCACACACAAATCTTTCTACCCATGTCGATTGTTTTCCGCATATTGGACACTATCTGTTTGTTACGAGGTTCATTATCATATACAAAAACATAATCTTTGTCAAGACCTATGACGCTAGGAGCAGTATATAGTGCTGCATCCATAGTAGCCACGCTATTAGTAAGGAAAAGAGAATCGATTGGTCCCTCAACCACATACACAGTTTGCAATGGATCCAATCTATCCCAACCAAAAATTTTAGGAACACTGTCATCTATCTTAATCGTTATGTATTTGATCTTAGATGGGCCAATCGCACGACCTTGAACGCCGATTAGGAATCCATCCTTATTGAAGAAGGGTATTACAATCCTTGCTTCTTTATATAGTTGCTTGTCCACATTTGGAAAGTATGTCTTAACAAACTGTGCAAAGTCATCCGTGTAGAATAGTTTTCCAAGAGGAACTTGTCTCTCTTTCAGATACCTTTTCGCAGGATTCTTTGGATCCAGCGTGTGACACGGTATGATTCCATCCAATTCATAGAAGTTGTTATTTGTTGACACTATTCTCGGCGGTGGAACAGGAATGTTAAAGACAGGTCTGGTAACAAACTGTTTAACGTCAACCTTAGGTTCCGTATTAGCCTTAACAAACGTTTCTAACTGGTATTCGTTATACAATGCAGGATCAACATACTTGATGAACTTGTTTAGTTTCATCGTTGATCCGCAATTGTGACACATGAAGCCAAAGTTTTCTTTGCGCTTGTAAATGTATCCTCTTGCCTTGATCTTATCCTTCTGCGAGTCACCGCAGACAGGACATCTAAAGTTCCATAAAAACTCTCCCCGCTGTTTGAACTGCGTTAGTTTTGGAGCGAGGAGAGATATGTATTTTTTATCAATGTATACCGACATCATTCACCTGAACATAATGAAGCAAGACTATATCATTCACTCGACACTATGTCAAGTGTTATCTTTTAAGTAAAGGTTTCATTTCCTGGATAACTTGCTTGAGGCTATCAATTTCCTTCCTCAAGTCTTGTCTATCAGCATCAACAACAGGAACACGAGCATCAAGTTTATTCTTAATGTCATCCATAGTTTCTTCTATGTGGTCTACCTTCTGTTCAAGGTAAATGACCCTCTGTTGGATTTCCATATCCTTAACTTTGAACTCGCCTATTGTCATGAAGTAAGCCGCCACCAATCCGCCAACAGCAAGTATGGCAGTTATCATTGGAGGCAGTTTCGTTACAGCAGCACCAACTACATTGTCTAGGTCGTTGGTGTCCTTATCTGACATTGTTAGTTCCATTCCTTTCTATCCTCCCTTGGTACAGGGTTGAGGGAGGTTCTACCCTTGTTAACATGTCTATTAGCCAGAACAATCTCGTTCTTATAGTTTTCCTGCCCGTTAAGCATCGTAGACATGAGTTGTTTCTTTAGTTTCTCCAAGCGGCTTGGAAATGCATAGCATCCACATCGCCGTTTAGACCACGCCACCATAGACCATGTTTCATAAGAATATCACAGAACTCTCTGTTAATCATTCCCTCTTTCCATTTCTTTGGATAAGGGTTTCTCGCCGGATCCATATCAATAGCAATACCAAATGCGTGTGTTGATAGTCTGTTACCACCACGCACAACTCTATAGTTGAATGTACCACCAGAGATGTTTAGTCTTAGTGCATCAATCTCTTGTGGTGAAAACTCTTTTGCTACTTCTGTATAAGCGGCTGTATATACGGGAACAACCTTCTTATGTAGAAGCAAAGTCTTTAGTGGTGTTCTCTTACCATCTGAATAGTAAATCTTGTATGGTGGAGTCCACTTTACGATGTTCTCCGCATACCACTTACGGCTTACTTGGCCGTTGCTACCACGAGGATCGCCATAGAACTTTATTAGGCTGACGATATCTTCGTGTGGAAATAGTTTCTTACATGCTTCTGACATAATTTACTCCTTAGTATCTAATGTATCTCATTTCGCCGGTACTTTCGTTTCGTACCACTATCTTACCTTTTGGATTCTTTTTTGCCCATTCACGGATTTCAGCATAGCAATCATCTTCTTCTAAGTATGTGCGCCAATGCTTACCCTTGCGCTTAGCCAGTGTTAGAGAATGAAATAGTTTAGAGTTTACTTCAAAGACTGTAGCACCAGCGAATGTTTCTTCCTTAACTAGTTTATCAGTAGCGGTTCTAATGCCATTTCTACGATTGATAACGTTTCTAATAGCCTTGCCATACTTCTTTTGATTTCTAGTTGTGATACCTTTTTTCTGATAGAACTCAGCATCACCTTGGTTCTTTGCTCTGCTATCTGATGCTTTCTTGATATAGCTTCCAAGGGTTTCTCTTTTTAGTTCATCAATCTGTTCTTCTGCCATAGGAGACTTTCTACGAAACATGGTGTTTTGTTTCTTCCATTGTTTAGCGGCACCAGAACTGACGATAGCATCGCCAAAGTTTGCTGGCTTACCAGCAGCAGCCACGCCGGCACCAGGTATATTGCCTGATCCTACGTTGTTTACAGGGGCATCTTCTTTGATCATATCGTCCTCAATATGTTGGCAATCTTAAGGTCTACAGGTATCTCTTCCTGTCTAACGTAGTATTTATGAAACGTGACCTTTAGATGGGTAGGTAAATAGTTAAGATATATTAAAATTGTTTTAAGTATGGGGTAATCTTCTTCATCAATCTTAAAGAACAGCATATTGGTAGCTGCTTCTACACCAAAGACATTGGCAAGGATGATAACATGATTTAGAATGAGACGTTCTTTGAACTCACCAGTTTGTCTATACTTTCTTAAAAGTCTTTTGACATACTTGATTCGGTTGATATCGTCCTCAAACTCCGATTGGAGCATATGAGGACGATCATAATACTTGGCAGCATAGATCAAAAAGGATTCATCGTTTAGATCAAACATTACTTACGCTTTGCTTTTTTCATTTCCTTCATGATCTTGTATTGGTAGTCTTTGTTTGGGTGATTGTATAGGTGCTGATAGAATAACTTGATTATGGCCTTGGCGGTTGTTCCCTCAAACCATGAAGGAACAATGCCATGTATAATAGAAGCGATACCAAGATATATCAGATAGAAGCCAGAATACACGGCCCATTTGAGGTGAGCCGTGTATGTTGTTCTGCTTTTCTCTAAGTGATCACTCACCCTTTTCACGGTTCTTGGCTTTCCATGCTGTAGCGTAAGCGATTGACTTTTCCTTGGCGGTTAGACCGTTCTTAGAAAATTTGTCTTTGATGTGCTTGACCATTCTTTCATACTTAGCGCCTGGAGGAGCCTTCTCTTGTAGATCACGGTTTCTTTCAGCCTGAGGATTGCCTCGTGTAGATGTATCAAGTTTCTTTTCAACATCATCAGGAGCAACTCTACTGGTAGATTTTGGACTCATTGGATAGATTGTCTGTGATGATGATTCACCACCCTTAGGTGCCTTATCAACGATTGTCATACCACCCTTACCAGTGCCAATCTCTTTAGCAACAGTATCAAAGTCTTTAC